ATCCTATGACACCGCCTACTCGAAGAAAGAGACGGCCGATTACTCAGCCATCACCACGTGGGGCATTTTCACGCCGCCCAATAAAGTGAAGCCTCATATTATTTTGCTGGACGCGGAAAGAAACAGATGGGAGTTTACAGAGCTTAAAAAGCGTGCTATGGAGAAATACAAGTATTGGGAACCGGAAACAGTGATTGTGGAAGCAAAAGCTTCTGGACTTCCCTTGACGGATGAGTTAAGATCAACAGGAATTCCCGTTGTGAATTACACCCCGAGCAGGGGACAGGATAAACATGTGCGGGTCAATTCCGTGGCGCCGATGTTCGAGGCGGGCCAGGTATGGTACCCGGACGAGCGTTGGGCGGAAGAGGTGATAGAGGAGTGTGCGGCATTTCCCTTTGGCGACCATGACGACTACGTCGATTCAACGACGCAGGCGCTCATGCGATACCGCCAGGGCAACTTCATACAGCTCCCCGATGACTACTACGACGAACCACGGACCATGAAACAAATGGAGTATTACTAAATGAGTTTAACAAGTTACCAGTCAGCCTTAAACGCACGCACCCCTGACTGGGTCAGCCGATCGGCGGCGCAAGCCGCCTCATCGGCGTAGGAGAGATCATGCCAGACGAAATCGAAATGCAAAAAAGGGCGAACTACTTTGATCTAGGACGCGATGACTTCATGGCGCTGGAGGAATATTTGCTAAGCGGATTATCAGATAAGGATTTGGGCAGAGCAGAAGGAGGCCTCGCCTCGCTGCCGGGCTACGCGCCGGGCGGTCCGGTGGGATTCACCGGTGAAAAAAGTTGGCCGTCCATTCGCGCTGATGCGAAAGCTTTTGATCAAATATTGGAGACAGCAAATTTTAAAGACAAGAATGCATTTCATAGAGCGTTAAAAAGGGCTGGAATTGACAATGCGGATCTGGCGGGCAAGAAGAATTTCATTAATCAAAGAATAAGAAACATATGGAAGAAGAAGGGCCTGCTGTTGAAAAACGCACCGACGTATGAGAACATCATGACGCATGGCGGAAAGTTCAACCTTGAACAGGCAATGGGCATCACGCCAGGTGCGCCAGGTGCGCCGGGCAATGCGAAGATTTGGGAAGAAGGAAAAAAACTGGAGAACCAAGCCTTGAAAAAATTCAAGAACAAGGGAGACCGCATCAAGCACATTGTTGATGGAATGTATAAGAAATTTGGTAGGTTTGAAGGTGTGACAAAAACATTGATAAAGTCAGCAATTACCAGATATCCAGGATTCTTGATGAAAATATTAGGACCTGTATCAGGCCTTGGATATGCAACGGATATTTTAGGACTAACAGATGTCATGGGTTTTAAAAAAGATAAAATTGAATCGGGAGAAAAGATTGAACCGGAAACAGAACGATTCAAAGGAGGAGGAATGGCGGATATATATGACATGACAAGGCCACTTGGTTATAGAAATGGTGGTGAAACAAAAACGGCCACGGCGTCAGGAATGCATCCACTTGTTGAGTGGAAAGAAATATATGATGCTTGGATCATAGACGGTGGAGAACCAATGCCAATGAGAGAATTTATTGATATGATGCTTGGTGAAACAAAAAAAGCAAATCAAGGCGGCATGATTGGTTACGCTGACGGAGGTTTTGAAAACCGCATGTCAATGCTGCGAGAATCAATGATCGACACGGAAAATCAAAGAATGCGTGAACCAGATATTACATCAGTTGCTATGACAATAGCTCAGCAAGAAGGTGATACGTCAGAGGAAAATATTAATTTAATAATCCGTCAATTAGAAGCACTCATGCCTTCCTTGACAAAAACTATGGAAAAAGAATTAACTCCAATGTCAACTCAAGGATTAAAATATCTTTTTGATAAAATGAATGTAGCGACAGGTAGAAAATCTGATCCTAGATTAAACAGAAGTGTCGGTTTCGGAAGAGTGGAATAATGGCAATAGAAAAAGTAAATGAAGACATCAACCTGGAAATCGAACCGAATTCCGAGGCGCAGATTTCATTGCCAGGAATGGAGAACAACGCGATGATGATGGAGGATGGATCGGCGATCGTCAATCCGATGCCGGACGCATCGGGCAAGGGAGCATTCAACGCGAACCTTGCGGAAATGATTCAGGATGACGAATTGCAGAGCCTGTCAAAGGGACTGGTTGGCGATTACGAGGCCGACAAGGACGCGAGAAGCTCTTGGCTCAAGACGTACAGCGAAGGATTGGATCTTTTAGGGTTTAAATATGAGGATCGCTCCAAACCGTTCGCCGGCGCGACGGGTGTTACCCATCCGCTGCTGGCGGAGACGGTGACCCAGTTTCAGGCGCAGGCCTACAAGGAGCTGTTGCCCGCGGAAGGTCCCGTCAGGACGCAAATCGTGGGCGAAGTGACGCCGGAGGTTGAAGAGCAGTCTCAGCGCGTCAAGGAGTTCATGAATTATCAAATCTCCTACGTCATGGAGGAATATGACCAGGAGCTTGATCAGATGCTGTTTCACCTGCCACTGGCGGGAAGCGCGTTCCGGAAAGTATACTACGACGAAGTCAGGGACAGGGCGGTTTCAAAATTCGTCCCGGCCGAGGACGTTGTCATTCCGTATGTCTCTACCGACATGGAATCCTGCGAGCGCATAACCCACGTCGTCAAGATGATGGGCAATGAGCTTCGCAAGAAACAGGTCGGCGGCATGTACAGGGACATCGACATCTCAATGCAGCCGTCGGAACCGAATGAGGCGAAGGAGACATATGACAAGCTGGAGGGCGCGGAGAAGACGATCAACGCGGAAGAGATCATTCTTTTGGAATTTCATTGTGACTTGGACATTGTCGGATTTGAGGACACGTTGGAAAACGAACCGACGGGAATCAAACTGCCATACGTGGTCACCATTGACGAGGGATCGGGAAAAGTGCTGTCCATCTACCGCAACTATGAAGAACAGGATCCGCTTCGCAAAAAGATTTCCTATTTTGTACACTATAAGTTTCTGCCTGGCCTTGGCTTTTACGGCTTTGGCCTTATCCACATGCTCGGAGGTCTCTCAAGAACAGCTACGTCAGCACTCAGACAGCTTATTGATGCAGGTACGTTGTCCAATCTCCCCGCAGGCTTTAAGGCTAGAGGGCTGCGCGTTAGGGACGATGATCAACCCCTCCAACCAGGAGAATTCAGGGATGTAGACGCGCCGGGAGGCGCGATCCGTGAATCATTGATGCTGATTCCGTACAAGGAACCAAGCTCGACGCTGTTCCAATTGCTGGGATTCGTCGTCGAGGCGGGAAGACGCTTCGCGTCAATCGCTGACAACAAGATGGGCGAAGGTTCACAGGCCAATCCCGTGGGCACGACCATGGCGATCATGGAACGCGGAACAAAGGTCATGAACGCCATACACAAGCGTTTGCATTACGGTCAAAAAGTGGAATTCAAACTGCTGGCGAAAGTTCTGGCGCAAAGTCTGCCACCGGAATACCCGTACGCGGTGCGAGGCGGCAACAGAATGATCAAGCAACAAGATTTCGATGAACGGGTGGACATTCTGCCTGTTTCTGATCCGAACATATTCTCAATGTCACAGCGCGTGACACTGGCGCAGACGCAGATGCAGATGGCGACGTCCAATCCTCAGATGCACAACATGCACGAGGCTTATTTAAGAATGTACCAGGCGCTTGGCGTAAGGGACATTGACATGATACTTCCTCCCCCGCAGCAACCACAACCGGAAGATCCTGCCATGGAAAATTCTAAATCTTTGCAAATGATGAAATTACAAGCTTTCCAGGGACAGGATCATGCTGCGCACATTGACGCCCATCAGGCGTTCATGAGTTCCTTTCTAGTGGCGAATAATCCGCCGACAATGGGCATTTTACAGGCTCATATCTCGGAACATATCTCTTTTCTAGCACGGGAAGAGGTGATGGCGCAAAATCAACAGGTAATGCAGGAGCAGGCGGCGCAATTTGGTGGTCAAATACCTCAAGAACTGCAGCAACAGTTCCAAATGGAGATTGAAAAGCAGGTTGCACAGCGAATCGTCAAAATTACCGAGGAATTGGTGGCCGAGGAGCAGGAATATCTTAATAAAAAGGACTCTGATCCGTTAATTGACCTTAAACAGCAGGAATTGAACCTTCGAGCGCAAGAAATACAGCAACGCAAGGACACCGAAGAGAAAAAATTAGACCTTGACGCTGAAAAATTGGGTTTTGAAGAGGAAAAACTTGAACAAAAGGATAAAATTGATAAAGAAAAGATACAAAGCCAGGAAGACATCGCAATGTTGCGGTCTGAAACGGCTTTAGCACAGGCAAAAAAGCGTGACAGCAAATAAAAACGAAAAAAAGTATAGACAAATGGTTTCTTCTCAAACTATACTGGATATACTGGACGACGTTTTTCGTTTTGCGGAAAAGCACAAGAATGATCCAATGGCGCTGAGCGCGTCATTGATGATTGTCGCAAAAACAATTTATATCAACAGATTGGGTCCGGAACAAACACAACTGATGATTCATCTGTTTGCCGACAACATGGAACAACCGTATCAAATCGAAAAAGTAACACTGCACTAATGTCTCTTTGTAAAAATTGCGACCATAATTGTCATCACAGTGATGGAGGAAAATGTTCATCTTGTGATTGCGCAAATTGCGAACATGATATAGAAGAAGCATTGGAAAAATTACAGGAAGTGATCAAGCCTGTAAAAACTGTTGACTTTGAACCAGACATGGATTTGGATTCAACGGAACATTAGGAGGATATATGAAACTCATCAAAGATCTTTGGGCTCACCTGAAAGAATGGAGCGACTGGGGTATGCGTGACTGGATTAAGGCCGGAATCGTGACCGTGGTAGTTCTGTTCATCTTGTATAAGATGACAGG